CAAGGTAATTCTGGTTCACAAGGTACCCAAGGTATTTCAGGTGCTTTTGTTGCTCAGGGTATTCAAGGTCTGCAAGGTAATTCTGGTTCACAAGGTACCCAAGGTATTTCAGGTGCTTTTGTTGCTCAGGGTATTCAAGGTCTGCAAGGTGCAACCGGTATTAGTAGTGCATCTTGGGGTTCAATATCAGGCACATTAAACAACCAAACTGATTTAAGTGCCTCGTTAGGATTAAAAGCACCTTTAAATAACCCAATATTTACTGGTATAATAACCGCACCTATCATTACCAATACTTCAGGTTCAAATTTTGCTACTACGAGTGGAAGTGTAGGGATAGGAACAACGTCACCAAGAGGAAAACTTGATGTTACTACAACCTTGGTTGCTGTTGGAACAGCTAATGATAGTATAGTTTTTGGTTCAGGTATAATTACATACCCAACAGCACCTTATGGTGGTTATGGAGGGCTTGTTTCTAAAGGTGGAACTTCTGATGCTCGATTAATGATACAAGATGGAAATGGGCGTATAAACAATTATTGGAATGCTTATTCTGATGCTGGAGGATATAAATATATTGTAAGTTCTGAACCAGCAGCAAGGGAACAAATACATGTAAATACAAATGGTTTTTGGTCATTTTATGGAGCACCTTCTGGTACTTCTGGAAGTACAGTAACTTTCACTCAAGGTGCATATATTGAACCTAACTTATCTGTGTGGTTTTCTCCTCGTGGTACATCATCTGATTTTTATATTAATAATAGTGGAAGTGTAGGAATAGGAACTGTATCACCTTCTGCAAAATTACATATAGCTGGTACTGGATATTTAACCCAACTTATTCAAACATCTACCACAGGTTCAGGTGCAATACTAAGTTTATCAAATACTGCTCGTTCTTATAGTTTAGGTGCAAGAGGTGACTTTGGTTCAGGTATGTTTAACATTGTAGATGAAACAGCAGGTTTAGCAAGATTTTCAATATTCAGCAACGGCAACATAGGAGTAGGAACAGTAACTGATGATGGATTTAAGTTAGATGTGAGTGGTTCATCCAGATTTATAGATGTTACTTGCACATCTATAACAGAAACATCATCAAAACGTTATAAAGAAAACATTTATACATTAAGTAATGCTTTAGATAAAGTTATATCATTGCGTGGTGTTCAATATAACCTTAAAGATAATGAAATGGTTGAGATAGGTGTTATTGCTGAAGAAACAGCTAATGTATTGCCTGAAGTTATTAAATACAATAATGAAGGACAACCAGATTCAGTATCATATGGTCGTTTAAGTGCTGTATTTATTGAAGCAATCAAACAACAGCAGAAACAAATAGAATTATTAAAACAAGAAATAAATTTATATATAAAAAACAAATTATGAATAAATTTTTAGAAATAACAAAATCATGGATTGAAGCCGCCAACCCCTCCCCTGAAGCTCAGGAAAAAGCAGAAAAACGAATTGCTGTATGTAATGATTGTGATTCAAGAAAACATAACGATATAGCTGATTTCTTCTTTTGTGGAGAATGTGGCTGCCCTTTAAAAGGTAAAGTATATTCACCAATAGAAAAAAGTTGTCCACTAAATAAATGGCCCGTATGATCAAAGTAACTAAATTACAAGAAGAAGAATTTACTAAAGTACAAGATCTTCAAAAAGAATTTCAATCTATTGTATATCAAATAGGAGAATTAAATGTGATTAAATACAATATCACAAAACAATTAGGTGAAATTGAAACAGAAATAACTAATTTTTATTCAACATATAATTCAATTCAAGATAAGGAAAAAGAATTAATATCTCAATTAAAAACTAAATACCCCGACACAACTATTAACTTCGAAACAGGTGAAATTTCATAATTTCACCTTTGTTTTCGGGTACTTATTACATATTTATTATAGAATAACTCGAATGTATTTAATATCTAAATAAAAAATGGCAGAAAAAATTATATCTCCTAATGTTTTTGTTCGTGAAAATGACAAATCGTTAGTAACAAGAGGACCTGTTGTAACAGGAGCGGCAATTGTTGGACCAACATTTAAAGGAAATCCATTAGTTCCAACAGTAGTTACTTCATATTCAGAATACGTTTCAAAATTTGGCGAATCATTTAAATCAGGTAGTCAATATTTTGAATATTTTACATCATTAGCCGCTAAAGAATATTTTTCAGGTGGTGGTCAATCATTATTAGTAACTCGTATTATTTCAGGATCATCTTATAATACATACGCAACTGCTAGTGTGGCTTCTTCTGGTTCAGTAGCACAACTTGCTTCTGGTTCTACTTCAGCATCATTTACTATTGAATCTAAATATTATGGTGAAGGTAATAATAACGTAGGCCCTACATCTTCATTAGGTGCGTTAACAAGTGGTTCAGCAAGTAATGTACGTTGGGAAGTATCAAATGTTGATTATACAAAAGGAACTTTTACTTTATTAGTTCGTAGAGGGGATGACAATAACTCAGTTAAAAATATTTTAGAAACATGGTCTAACTTATCATTAGATCCACAACAACCTAATTTTATTTCTCGTGTAATTGGTGATGAAAAACCCGTTTATACAGTAGATAGTGATTCAAGAGCTTATGTATCAACAACTGGTAATTTCGCTGGTGGTTCAGAATATATCCGTGTTGTCTCTATCAATACACTACATGCAGACTCAATAGATAATGATGGAGTTTTTAAATCTCAATATACTAGTTCATTACCTGCTGTTGGGAGTGGTTTAAATGGTGGTGCTTTTACCGGTGGTGTAGCTGCAACTAATCGTGGTGGTGCTGCTTTTTTTGAAAATATTACAACATCTGCTACAAACGTACAAGGATTTAAAGATGAAGATTATACAAAAGCATTAAATTTATTAACAAACAAAGATGAATACGATTTCAATATATTACTAACTCCAGGATTATTTTTAGGTGCTCATGCTGATATTTCATCTCCAGACGCTATTTCAGTAGTTGAAGGAAGAGGTGATGCTTTTGCTATAGTAGATTTAGTTGCTTATGGTGATGTTAAATCAAATGCTATATTAGCTGCTGCTGGTTCAACTTCAAATTATGCTGCTGGTTATTGGCCTTGGGTCCAAACATTTAGTTCAGCTTTAGGTAGAGCTGTTTGGGTTCCGGCTTCAGTAGTAATGGCTGGTGTGTTCGCATTTAATGACCAATCAGGTGCTGAATGGTTTGCTCCTGCTGGTTTAAATCGTGGTGGAATTGGTTCAGTAATTAAAGCAGAACGTAAACTATCAGCAACAGATCGTGATGATTTATATGCAGCCAATGTTAATCCATTAGCTACATTTCCTGGTGAAGGAGTAGTTGCTTTTGGTCAGAAAACATTCCAAAAACGTGCTACTGCTTTAGATAGAATTAATGTACGTCGTTTATTGATTAATTTAAAACGATATGTATCTAATGTCTCTCGCCAGTTAGTATTTGAACAAAACACAACAGTAACAAGAAATAGATTTTTAGCTACAGTTAATCCATATATGGAAAGACTTACTCAACAACAAGGTTTATATAGTTATAAAGTTGTAATGGATGATACAAATAATACAGCAGATGTAATTGATAGAAATCAATTAGTTGGTCAGATCTATATTCAACCTACTAAAACTGCTGAATTTATTATTTTAGACTTCACTTTACAACCAACAGGAATTAATTTTGTTGCTTAATAAGAAAGATTTAAAAATATAGATATTTATAATAAACAAGATATAAACAATGGCAGTATTAGACGCATCGGAGATTATGTTTACCGCTTTTGAACCAAAGGTTTCAAACCGGTTCATAATGTATATAGATGGAATCCCAGCATATTTAATTAAAAAAGCATCTTCACCTTCATTTGATGCTGGAGAGATTACTCTTGATCATATTAACGTTTACCGCAAAATTAAAGGTAAAGTAAAATGGCAGGATATGACTCTTGATCTTTATGATCCAATTGCACCATCAGGCGCTCAATCAGTAATGGAGTGGGCTCGATTAGCACACGAATCTGTAACAGGTCGTGATGGTTATTCAGATTTTTACAAAAAAGATATTGTATTGAATGTATTAGGACCAGTAGGTGATGTAGTATCAGAATGGATTATTAAAGGAGCTTATGTTAAATCGGCTAACTTTGGTGATTATGATTGGTCACAAGGTGAAAACGCAACTAATATTTCATTGACTATAGTTATGGATTATTGCGTACTCAATTACTAATCTTTAATTAAAAAATATAATTATCCATCTTCAATGTATGTTATTGAGGATGGATTTTATTATGCTTAAACAGTAAAAAAACAAATATTATTAAATTATTGCAATTAAATATTTCTCCTATATATTTATATACAGAATAATAAATAAAATATAATGGAATTTAAAATACCTACCGAAACAATAACCTTACCTTCAAAAGGTTTATTATATCCTAAAGATAGCATTTTATCTAAGGGTGAAATTGAATTATCTTACATGACTGCAAAACATGAAGATATTCTAACTAATATTAACTATATTAAAAACGGCACAGTAATTGATAAATTATTAGAATCATTAGTTGTTACTCCTATTAATTTTGAAGATTTATTAATTGGTGATAAAAATTCAATTATGATTGCTGCT